TCCATCTTTATCCATTTTATCACCGAAGAAATATATAACATCTTTACTTGAAAAATCTTTGAGTATTTGGGATTTGTCATTTCCCTTTGGGTAAATATCTAGACCTGTTTCTCCGCCAACACTTGCGGTTATATTTGGAAAAAGAATATTAATTTTTTTTGATATTTTTATACGTTCATTTGTTTTTAGATCCCATTTTACATACTGCGATCTTTCTTCCTGGGAAGCACTGCGGCCAACAATACTAAAATTAACTGAACCGGGTCTTTCTTCTATGTGTTGTCCAGCTCGTATAGGAAATTTGCTTTTATTAAGCCATAAATTTAAATTTGATTTAAGATCGTTGGGTAATTTCCACTCGGAAGTTCTTATGTTGCGGTCGCCTTGGTAAACATCATTGCCGGAACAATTATAAACTCGTTTACAATTAAAAAAAATAAATTCACCAATCTGTTCAATAGTTTTAGCGCGATCACTTCCTGTAACTAAATAAACATGATGTGATTGACAAAAAACACTAAACCAAATCGCAAAATTTTTGTTCATTTTTTCTCGGCTTGGAGTTAAAGTGCCATCAACATCAAATATATATTTTTTCATATCTATATTTTTCCTACCCAATGAGTACAATCATCGCACGGATCTTGCGTACCTAATAACATTATCTTTTTTTCAAGGACATCATTATTTCTTGCTTCGTGCTGTCTTCCATCCAAAACCATTCAGAAATTTCCTTTTGGGTCCTCTTACATCCTATACATGAATTATTTTTAATAATACATACACTTATACACGGATTGAGAATTATAGGAGGATTTTTATTTTTTCTTTTTACCATACGAGTAAACACCACGACCTGTAAACTTATTTATATTAATTCTGTATTGCGTTTATATAAATAGATTATATAACACTTTTATATAAATGTAAATAGGAAAAACGATGATAACTAATTTTTTATCGCCATTAGAATTTGTAGTAACTGTAAGAAGGTTGCCGCAAGTAGAATTTTTTACTCAGTCTGTAACAATCCCATCTGTTTCGATTGCACAGGTAGATCAAAATACACCTTTTAAAATTGTACCAGTTCCTGGAGATCGTTTAACTTATGGTGAATTGCCTTTATCATTTATAGTTGATGAATCAATGAATAATTATATAGAAGTTTATAATTGGTTAAAAGATATGACCTTTAATGAAGAATTTGAACAATTTGACAGAATAAAAGATGGTGAATACGGAATTCTTACAGATATTTCGCTCGTGATTATGAACAGCCACAAAAACCCAAACATAAACATAGAATTTAGAGATTGTTTTCCAACAAACCTATCTGATATAACTCTTGATACAACTCAAACCGATGTCACGTACCCGCAAGCAACGGTAAGTTTTACGTTTAGAGATTTTATAATCACACAACTATAAGGAAATAATAAATGTACGAATACAGATGCGTAATTAATAGAGTAATTGACGGAGACACCGTCGATGTTGATATAGAATTAGGATTCGGAGTAGTACTTGCGGACGAAAGAGTACGCATTATGGGTATTGATACTCCAGAATCTAGAACTTCAGATAAAGTTGAAGACTTATTTGGGGAAGCCGCAAAGGCAAGAGTAAAAGAACTTCTTTCTGGAGATGTTATTCTTAAAACTGAAGTAAGTAAAAATGGCGAAGATATGAAAGGCAAGTTTGGACGAGTACTTGGCGATTTTATTATTGAAAATTACAATGGAGCAGATAAGCGTTTAACTGAAATACTTATTGAAGAAGGGCACGCTGTTCCATATTTTGGCGGGTCAAAAGAAGAAACTCAGGCAGCTCACGAAGTTAACCGTCAAAAATTACTTAACGAAGGAATCGTCGATAGAGCCGAATATGAAAAGCAAGTTGCTAAACAGAACGGTTGACATTTACTCACTTCTGTGATATATTTGTACTATATACTATATAATGGAGATGCGCGATATGGATATTGATGAAATAAATCATCTATGGGCTCAGGATTGTAAGATTGACGAAACTAACTTGTCTCGTGAATCTTCACGCATTCCTGAGCTTCATAATAAGTACTATAACCTTTTTTACCGCGAAGCTCTAAAGGTAAAAAAGCTAAAAGCTGACTTGCTTGAATTTGAAAAAATAAAGTCAGAATATTATAATGGAACAATGGACGAGTTGGATCTTAAAGATAGGGGATGGAAACCCTTTCAGCTTAAGGTTCTTCGTGGTGATTTAGACCGTTATGTTCAGAGCGATAGTGAAATAATACAACTTAGCTTAAAAATAGCCTTACACGAGGAAAGAGCAAAGTATTTGGAAAGTATTGTTAGACAGATAAATAATAGGAACTTCATAGTTAAGAATATGATAGATTGGGCTCGCTTCCAGGCTGGCGGATAATAATAAGTAGGTATATAATGACAGACGTGGTAACAGTAGAATATGTAAATTCTGTTCATATGAAAGTAACTGCTGACCCTGGTACACGTCAGGAAATAATGAATTATTTTTCCTTTCGGCCGGATGGGTATCAGTTCAGTCCCAAATTCAAAGCAAGAGTCTGGGATGGTTATATTCGTATTTACCAGCCAATGAGACCTGTTCTATACGTCGGTCTCCTTCCATACTTAAAAAAATTCTGCGAAGAGCGTGAGTATGATCTTTCAATATCAGATGAATTGATCGTAGATAATAAAGTACCTGAAGACTATGGTTACGAAATTGCAAAAGAAATAAACTGTAAGTTTACTCCGCGCGATTATCAAAACGAATATGTTGTAAGTGCAATTAAAAATAACCGTTCACTTTCTCTGTCTCCAACTTCTTCTGGCAAGTCCCTTATTATTTACCTAATTCAGCAGCACTATTATCAAGCGTTTGGCCATAGGACTCTTATCATTGTCCCAACAATTTCGCTCGTCCATCAGATGGCAGGTGACTTTGCGGACTATGGTTGCGATCCTTCTATGATATATAAGATCCAGGGTGGGATAGATAAGAATACATCTGCGCCAATCGTAATCAGTACGTGGCAGTCTTTAATTAAACAACCAAAGGAATGGTTTGACCAATTTAGAGTAGCACTAGGTGATGAAGCTCACTTGTTCCAAGCAAAGTCTTTGACTACGATTATGGAAAAGTTAACTGAATGCGAATATCGCCACGGATTTACTGGTACTCTAAAGTCAGGAGAGTCAAAGACTCATCAGCTTATTCTCGAAGGTTGCTTTGGTCAAGTTAAAAGATTTGTAAAAACAAAAGATCTTATTGAAGAAGGCACCGTAGCAAACTTTCAAGTAAAAGCTATAGTACTTTCTCATCCTGAAAATAAACGAAAAGATTTCCGTAAAGCTTTTAATTCTATTCAAGTTAAACAAAAAAGATATCCTGCTGAAAGAGAATATCTTATTAACCACGAAAAAAGAAATATTTTTATTCGCAATCTTGTATGGTCTTTAAAAGGACAAAATAATCTTATTTTGTTCGATCTTGTTGAAAAACACGGTAAGGTATTAGAGCCACTCCTTCGGAGAGACGATCGTCAATTACATTTTGTATATGGTGGCGTAAAAGGTAATGAACGCGAAAACATTCGCCACCTTGTCGAAAATGACCCTATCAAACAACATGACATATTGGCATCATACGGAGTGTTTTCAACCGGTGTAAATATTAAAAGATTAGATAATGTTATATTTGCATCTGGATCTAAATCTGAAATTAAAGTACTCCAATCAATTGGTAGAACATTACGTAAAGCTGATGACTCAAATAAAGCTACTCTGTATGATATTGCAGATGACCTTTCTGTAGGAGCATTTACAAACTATACTCTTAATCACTTTAAGAGACGTATAGAAATATACTCAGAAGAACATTTTCCATTTAAAATATACACTATACCATTAGAATAGTATACCACAACTCCCAGAATTATTAATTCTATTATACTCATTATTTCGAAAATGTCAATAGAAAAATGCACAGTTGATGAAAATATTTTTCAAATTAACAGTTGACATTTTTCAAATTCTAATATAAAATGTATATAACAAAGATATAAAGGAGTAGTATCATGGCTCGCCGGGTAAAAAGAAATTATGTAAATAATAAAGATTTGCTAGATGCTCTTATTGAGTATAAGAAAAAATGTCAAGAGGCAGAAGACCAAGGCGATGATTTGCCTACTGTACCAAATTATATCGGTGAATGTATTTTTAAAATTGCAAATCGTTTAGCAACAAAACCAAACTTTTCAGGATACACCTATAAAGAAGATATGATTATGGATGGTATTGAAAATTGTCTTTTATACATTGGTAATTTTGATCATAACAAATCATCAAACCCGTTTGCGTATTTTACACAGATTATTTGGTACGCATTTTTGCGCCGTATTCAAAAAGAAAAAAAGCAAATGTATATTCGGTTTAAATCATCTCATAATATGGTTGCCCAAGGCGCTACATATGAATCAAACGAAGTTCAATTACATTTAAATACAAACGCAGATTATATAAATCACTTTGTTAGTGATTATGAGGAAAAGCTAGCGAAGAGTAAAATTCCAAAGCAACCGAAAGAAGTCGTAGAAACAATCGAAGTTGAAGTTGAGAAGGAAGACGACGATAAATGAAGATTGCTTTTATTAATGATAATCACTTTGGCTGTAGAGGTGATAGCAAAATATTTTTGGATCATCAAGAAAAGTTTTTTGCGGAAGTGTTTTTTCCTTACTTAGATGATAATAAAATTACAATTGTAATGGATCTTGGTGATACGTTTGATAGACGTAAGTATATTAATTACGTTACATTAAAAAGAGCAAAAGAGTTTTTCTTTAGCCAGTTAGCGTCTCGCAATATCGAATATCACGCAGTTGTTGGTAATCATAGTGTTTATTTTACAAATACAAACGAAGTAAATTCTATGTCTTTGTTATTACAGGAATATGATAATTTTCACATATACGACCGTGAACCTGTGGAATTAACATTTGGTTCTACTAAATTTATGATGGTACCATGGATTACTAAAGATAATCGCGAAGAATGTCATGCCGCCATTAGTTCTTCAGACGCAAATATTCTTTTAGGCCATTTTGAAATTGAAGGTTTTGAAATGATGAAAGGTATGCTTTGTGATCATGGTTTAAAGAAAGATATATTTTCTGGATTTGAAGCTGTATATTCTGGCCATTTCCACCACCCTTCAGAATATAGCAATATTAAATACCTTGGAGCTCAATATGAAATGACGTGGACTGATTATAACGGCCGACGTGGTTTTCATGTGTTTGACACGGAAACTCGAGATATTGAATTTATAAAAAACCCTAATCGTATATTCCATAAAATTGAATATGATGATGAAAATATGACTATTGAGGATATCGCAAATATTAATACTGATGTATTAAAAAATACATATGTAAAGGTAATTGTAAAAAATAGAACAAACGGATATTTGTATGATACATTTTTAAATAAAATAGCAGACAGCGGCGCGGCCGATGTAAAATCTATCGATGATACTCTCAACTTGGAGTCTTCTGGTGTAGATGAAATTCTTGATGAAACTCAGGAAACAAAAGATATTCTACACGCATATATTGATTCTATCGAAACGACAGTAGAAAAGAAAAAAATCAAAAAAGTTATTGATGAACTTTATGTAGAGGCAATGAATTTATAATGCAAATACAATTTAAAAAAGTGCGCTATAAAAATGTGCTATCGACTGGTAATGTATTTACTGAAATTAATTTAAATAAAAGCAAAACTACTTTAGTAAGTGGATCTAATGGAAGTGGCAAGAGTACAATGCTTGATGCCATTACCTTTGCTTTATATGGAAAACCTTTTCGTAAAGTAAATAAGCCGCAGCTAATAAACTCTATTAACCAAAAGGATGCTGTTGTTGAAATTGAATTTTTAGTTTCAGGAAACGAATATTTAATTCGCCGTGGGATTAAGCCAAATATCTTTGAAATTTATCGTGACGGAGAATTAGTCGACCAAGATGCCGCATCAAGAGATTACCAATCGTATTTGGAACAAAACATTCTCGGCCTAAACTATAAGTCGTTTAATCAAATTGTGGTATTAGGTAGTGCTACATATGTGCCTTTTATGGAGCTTCCGGCGCACTCTCGTCGTGAAATAATTGAAGATCTGCTTGACATTCAAGTTTTTAGTACAATGAATAATTTGTTGAAAGATAAAGTTTCAACAAATAAAGAATCTATAACTGAAAATAATTATCATATAGATATTATTAATTCAAAGATTGAAAGTGCAAAAGAACATAATGATTCTATTTTAAAAATTAAAAAAACAGAAGTTGTTAAGATTAAAGAGAAAATTCAACAACATCTTGAAAAAATAGAAATAGAAAAAGAAGAAATTGAAGAAGTCGAAGTAGTAATTAAAAATCTTATTGAAACTATATCTGACAAACAAACAATTAAAAAACGTCTTGAAAATGCAAAAGGTTTGCAGCGTGAATTAGAAAATGACATAAAAACGTATCAAAAAGATTTAAGCTTTTACCATGATAACGATAATTGTCCTACCTGTAAGCAAGGCATCGACCACGATTTCAAAGAAAACGTTGTTACCGAAAAGAGTAAAAAGGTAAAGGAAATCAAGGATGGTATAATAAAATTATCGGAAAAAATAAAAGAATATGAAACAAGAATAGAAGATATTTCTTTGGTCGAGGACCAAATCCAGGAAAACAATCTTACGATTGGCGAACATCGCGCACAGATTAAAATGTCAATAAATGCTCTCAAGTCGTATAAAAAAGAACTTGATGATGCAGAAAAAGAAGTTGAAGAGGTTGACACAAGTAAACTTGATGATTATAATACAAACCTTAAACTATTACAGTCCGAGCAAAATGAATTATTTGATAAAAAAGAAACATTAAATGTAGTAAACACAATGCTAAAAGATGGTGGCATTAAAACGCGAATCATTAAACAATACATTCCAGTTATGAATAAACTTATTAACAAATACCTGTCCGCGTTTGAACTGTTTGTTGACTTCCATCTCGACGAAAATTTTAATGAAATAATTAAATCTCGTTTTCGTGATGCCTTTTCGTATTCTTCGTTTTCAGAAGGTGAAAAGCTTCGGATTACTCTTTCAATTATGATGTCTTGGCGTGCTGTCGCTAAGCTACGCAATTCTGTTTCAACAAACTTACTCATTCTTGACGAAACTCTTGATGGCGCAATGGATGCAACTGGAGTTGAAAACTTAATTGATACTTTGCATAATTTAAATAGTAACGATAATATTTTTGTCATTTCCCATCGCGGTGATCAATTTAGCGAAAAGTTTGAATCACACGTTAGATTTGAAAAAATTAAAAACTTTAGTCAAATTGCTACTTAAATTAGTTGACATATGTACCATTCAGTGGTATTATGGTTTTATATATTATTAAAGGATACGCATGTCTAATTTTTATACAAATGTTGAACGTTTTGGTAACAATATCCTATGGCGTGGATATGAAAACGGAAAGCCGTTTACTCGCAAAGAAAAGTTTAAACCTACTCTGTTTTTACCAGATAAAGACGGCGATTACCGTTCTCTAATCAGTA